TTGAGGAGCTTGTTGACTCTGTATCAATTTCAATATGAACACGCTCATCCGGGATGATTGTCATCTGCTCCGTGCCGGAGGAAAAACCGCCAGCAGCAAAAACAATTGCGTTATCGGTTCCCTTGTCACCAGTAGCGAAAACAAGATTTCCTGTGCCATCGTTTGAAGCGGCATCTACTTCTGCTTCATAAAAAATGTAAGCAGTATTAGGTCCTGTCAGAGTAAACGCTGGGTCACCAAACTCGGCTCCCGTAACACCCATACCAACCCAACCAGCGGAATCTGTTCCGGCCGAAGAGTAAGCAATAATGTCAGTTGACGATGTTGGATCATTGTGGCGGAACGCAATTTGTGCGAACGATTCTTTGTCTGTCTGGCCGTCGTCGAATTGAACGACTAGAGCTGGGCTTGTAAGTCCACCATTTGCCGAAACAAAATCAAAAGCACCTGGACCCATTGTCTGGGTTTCGCCCTCAAGGTTGACTTCATCCGTCCAGCGAGGATCGGTCCCATCTGTCGTGAGAATTTTATAATCGTTAGTATTTTGCGCAGGCAGATAGTCAGCGCCTTGCGAATAAACATCCCAGTAAGCGAGATCGCCAGCGAATGTTGCGCCAGCAGTGTGATCGGCAGTTGCAATGTATGTTGTTACACCATCAAATGCAAGATCTCCGATGAGGTATACCTGAGCAGTTGCCCATGTTCCTCTCCAGCGTGTACCAGCAGTGAAAATTTCAACATCACCATCATCAATCGAGTCCACAAAATCTGCTGGCGCTTCGTGGCGAAGTTTTACGATGTATGTTTGACCACCATGACGAACAAGGTCATCAATTTCGTAGTCGGTTCCAGTTACCCAGTTGCCACGGTAAGAGAGACCTACGTTCTGTAGTACCCATGGATTTGTAGCCGGTGCGGTGTATGTATCATCTGGTCGGTCCCCAGCAGAAACATGTTCAAGGGCACGGTATGTGCGGCTTCCAATTGTTACGAGGTCGTTAAGGAAGTATTCTTCCGTTTCGTCGTATTCTCCACGAGGATTTGTTCCTGGAGCAAAAAGATCCCAGTCGGCTGCCGTCGCTGCGTCACCAGGGAGATCTCCTGTTGTGTCTCTTTTAGCAATGAAAAGGTTTCCACCATTGCGAACGACATCGCCTTCTTGGTAAGCAGTGGTTGAAGACCACTCACCTTCCCAGCTAAAACCTTCAAGAAACTTTTCCCACTTTGTTGCGTCATCGTCTGGTTGAACGCCAATTGAGTGATCAATTGCGTTGTACAGAAGACCACCGTAGTTTACGATGTCTCCAACGATGTAGGTAGCGGTTACATCCCACGGGCCACGGAAGTTGAAACCCTCGAGCATGAGCGACCAGTGTGTTGTCGTGGTCGGAAGAATCGCTGCAGCATTTGTCGCGTTCTTGTAGACATAGAGGTTACCGCCATAGCGAACGACATCGTTAACTTTGTGTACGGTCGTATTACTATAAGCACCAAGGAACTGTAGACGAATTCTACCAAGATCTATCAACTGCGGCATTACGCAACCTCCATAATAAGATTAGACGATGTGGCTGTTTCCCACGTGAAATCTAGGTACTTTTTAGAAGATAACCACGACTGATAGTCGTCAACCGATATGTCATCGGCGGATGGGAGTGTGATTATTTCGTCTCTTTCAATTACTTCAAAGTAAGCCACCCCGGTGGATGGGTCGTACCTAAGACCATAGAAAACACGACCATAAATCTCTGACAGAGTTTCTGGTTCGACGATAATTGGGTCATTAATAGGGTCAACCATTATGAACCTTCAACTATTTTGTCTGTTTTCAAACCGACGCAAGCAAAAGAAATCACCGGATGGGAAGATTTAACATACAAAGCATGATCGTCAGCAAGAGTCAACTTTTTTGTTTCAAAAACAGAATTTCCAGCCACATTCAGATCTTTCGCAAAGTACATAAATTCGTCATCGGTGTCGCCTACAGCTTTTGCATAAACAGAAACTGTTGCGTCACCCATTGCTTTGTTTGTGCATGTAACTGAAACAAAGTAGTCATAAGCGGCGCTTTCGGCGAGAATTTGCGTCTCTACCCCGCCGGCTGGCGTAACATTTCCAAAATATTCAACAGCCATTAATTGCTACCCATCATCCATGAGGACACCATTGCTATTGTCCCCTCGTCGCCGCCGCCGCCGCCACCGCCGCCGCCGGATGGAGCCCTAGCAACAAACTTTTGCTGTGCTGCCAGGTATGTTAGAACCATTAAGTTTGTAGCTCCTGATGGGTCTATTGCAACACCGTTGATTGTGGCTATGCCATCAACGGTTGCGTCCCCGGAAACTTCAAGGTCAGTAAGGATTCTTTGCTTGGCCATTTTTTAACCTGTGATTACCACTCTGAATGATCCTGTTGCAGGAGCATTTGTAAAAGAAACCGTAACTGTGTTGACGTTGGTACGAACCACATCAGCAAAAACTGTATCAAATGTGGCGATGTCGTAAATTTGTACATTCACATCACGAGTATTGAAGTTGTGCGTAATTGGGTAAGCAGTCAAAATTCCATCACCAATTGTTTGAGCTGAAACTCGTGAAACAACTGGTGTTATGGTCGTGAATGTCCCAGCAGTAAAACCGAGATTTGTTCTTGCATCAGAAGCGTTTGAAGCACCAGTGCCACCATCGGCAACAGCGATATCTGTTCCATTCCAAATACCTGTTGTGATTGTGCCAAGGGTAGTGATGCTTGACTGACCAGCATATGTTGAAGCGATATCCACAGAACCAGTTGTTACGCTTATTCTGTCTGATGTGCCAACAACATCAATTGTGTTGCCGGCTTTTGTTAAACCATTACCTGCAATACTCTGGCCAGCTGAAGAAAATTGTGTGAACTCAAGCGAGGTTGTTCCAAGAGTGATCGGTCTATTTGTTGTAAGAACCCAACCAGAATCACTCCACTCGGTTCCTTCTTCGACAAACACGAACATTCCAGGTCCGACATTTGCATCACTGTTTGCGTCTGTCGAACGAACCCATCCACCAGTTGCTTTAGCAAGGTAAATTCCGTTTTGTGATTGAGTGTTTTGATTTCTAACAAGAATTCTGTCGTTCTCAACAGTTTGAATTCCATCCAACACTGGCAATCCAGCCAATGTAGAAATGTTTGAGGTAGTTGTAACTCTTACAGACTCTTTTACATCAAGACCAGATCTGGCGGCGTCAACATAGTTTTTTGTTGCTGCGTCCTGTGGGTCCTGCGGTTCAGATAGTCCAGTTATGCGATTGCTATTAAAACTAACATTCGCGGTAGGCGAAGCCATTTGGTCAAGCCTGTTGGCACGAACTCTTAGGTCGGTGAAATAAAGGTTGGTACCTTCAGCGAGATCTCCAGTGTCGTGATTGGACAGAGTTGAAACCTGACCTGTCACATTGCCGGTTACATCTCCGGTGACATTTCCTGTCAAATTAGCCGTTATGGTCCCTGCGGAAAAATCTCCAGAATTGTTTCTTTTTACGATTTTTCCAGTTACATTCGCCGCTGTCGAATCATCAAGAATCGCCTTGTCGGCTGAAGACATGAGTCCATCCACCGAGCTTGTTGCGTTGGCGATTGATAGAGAAATACTGCCGTTTGATTCTGATGTGGTAAGCGAGGTAGTGCTGGAGCTTATTCCACGAACTAATTTGCGCCATTCCCCGGAAGTTTCACCCGTCGCAATGTAGTAATACTTAAGGGTGCCCTCTGTTGTGTTGTAGTAAACACGACCATTAAAGTTGTCGCTTGCAGGGTTGGTCGCAAGAGACTCAAAACGACCACTTAGTATTTGATTTTGATTTAGATCTAGATTGGTTACGAACTTTGTAGCCATGCCACTTCCTTACGTAAGATAGGCGTAACCGGCGAACGCCGAAGTAAAGTTTACACGAATTTGCAAGTCAGAAACGTAAGTTACTTCACCTATAACCATTGTTCCCGCACTATCAACTACGACGATTGATGGTTTCCCACCCAATCCGTGTTCAATTATCCATTCCGCCGAAGGGGATGATTGAATGTGTTCATACCTGGTAACTATTGCACCAGCAGTATAAAAAGGTGCAGGCCAACCCTCTTCGGATTTTGGGCCGAAGTATCGCTGGGTGTTGAGATCAATATAAAAATCCCCGACTCTGCCTATGTCTTCATCGGGTTCTCCGTTACCAGAAAACCAGCCACGACCCCTAGCTCCGTATGGGCTATGGAGTTGAACGATTACCTTGTTCGGCTCTACGGATACATAATTAGCCGTCATCTTGTCACCTCGTGGTCAAACTTGAACTCACCTTTAAGCAACCGTGAGACATATCCATCCTCGTTAATTATCTCAATGTCGTACACACCGCCACTTGTAAGCGCTGCCGTTTGTCCACTGGTCATTAAAATTTGCAAATTGTTAAAATCCGTTCCTGGGAATGGCTCAACTGAGTCTGGATTAATGATCAATCCACCGTTCTCGGTAGTTAACTGAGCCAAAAAGGTAGAACTTTCAAGGGTTCTTCTCACCTGCATTCTCGCCGTATGACCTCGAAGATCAAATGGTTCATGTGTTCCGCCTGTTGGGTCAGTAGCGAGATCTGGCTGTTGAACCTGGACGAGGAGATTCAAAACAGCACCCTGTTGACAAATGATGTTGTAAACCCCGGCGATCATCAGTGGGCGCTCCTAGCTACTTCTGTTAGTTTACATTGTAGGTTAGAACGCCCACTAATAGGGCGTAGTCTTACAAAACCGAAGCTGAATCTTTGTTTGTTCCGACCTTCTTGAGACCCAAAGCTGCGGCGACTGTCAAAGCAAGAGCAGTGACTCCAACCTTCAGGTTGTCAGAGCTAACAAGGGAATCAAAATCCATTCCGTTTGCTGCGGCTGCACCAAGCCAGGCCGTCAAAAACGCCATTCCTGCTCGCTCCGCTGTGTCTTTAATGAATTTTACTGACATGATTTTCTCCTATTTAATTTGGGAATTTGCACTCACCTGTGACAATCATTTCTTCTGCCGATTTGAGCATGCCCATGGCAAGCCATGGTGTGATGTTTGATGAAACAGTCAAACTTAAATCTGTACCATCATCGCTAACAACTTCGGCGATCATTACAAAATTTGTAATAACCGTTGACGGAAGTATCTCTCGAACCATTTGCTCAAAAACTTCTTGCATATGTTCGTCATGCTCTTCGGCCATGAAAGCCTCCAGTTTAAAAAGTATACCCCAACGGCTACACCACAGCCGCAATATTGTGATTAACCAACACCCCTAGGGGTTTTGCATAACTTACAGCTTGAAGAACGAGGCTTGACTGAGTACCAACCGATTCTTCATCAGCTCCAAAAGTTTGATCCCAGGGAGATTCAATATTTATTACCCAAGGTTCTGTGTCCCAGTCAAAACTTACTGAAAGTTCTTTATCACCAATCAACATCTGTTTCGCAGCTTCAATGACAGCATTCATTGTTCCAGCATTTGCGCCATAATATCCAAATTGGATTTGCCATCTTAACAAGTCAAGCTGAATATTTCTAGTGATTGTTGGTGGGGTTATGCTCGTGATTGTTGTTAGTAGCAATCTTGTTTCTTCATCTAGATTTGATTCATCAAGAATAAAAGGTTCAGGCAAGTAGTCTTCTGCTGATTCAAAACGCGTAACAGGACTCGTAAATACAAACGCAGAAAGATAAAGTAACACGGGGTAAGTTGCTTGGCTTGGGTCTGAAAAACGACTAATCGTCAAAGGGTTTAATGCGTTGAAGCCATCTTCAATATCAACATAGTGATATGCAAAAGCATACTCGATTGCTTTATCAACATACGTAGACCCAATATCAATAAGTCTTGCCAACTGCACATTCGGTGTTGATTCAAGCTCAAGGTCTTGTTGAACCAACCAAAACGGTAAATTTTGCATAATTGGAATAATGGATGAATTTTTCAAAAACATGTCGTAATTTGGCGCAATAAAAGGAGATGTAAAATAAAAAATTTCGGTATCGTCGGCGGGTTCAAATGATATAGATATATTCAGTGTTGGGGTGTTTACCGACACCGGCACCACAATGGGGTTGGTGCGTATAATGCTCCACTCGACAGTAGAAACCACTGGTTCAGCAATGCTCGAAGTTGCAAATACGCTATTTGTTGCATCAATGGGAAAGGTTTGGTCAACTTCATTTATTCCGAGGTTTGTTTCCGAAATCAGCACGGAAACAGAACCACCAGAAACCATTCGTACGGCAAAAGTTAATACAATCTCTGTGTTTTCATCAGTTTCAAATAGGTTTAACCCATTTAGCTCTAAAAAATTTGGCTGGTCAGGGTCAATGATGGACATTTCAAACTGTTTATATCCGTTGGGCCTAAAGGTTGAAGTGCTGGGAGTTGCTACATTTATATTTGTCGTAACCCAGGTATCGGCTTGATTTACTGATGTCAGTTTGTATTGAGTTTCACTGAACCTATTAATTGTTCTAGCCATATTGATCGCCTACGCAACCGTTGCAGTCACCGAGACACGCGGCAGCAAGCCGGCAAATATTGGTGCATATCCAATGAGTTGCGAACCATCAAGATCTTGCTCAACCAAAAGCTGATTTCCGTATTCGGAGTTCGGATAGGTCGGTATTGATCCAGTTACCGAATAAACATAGTTCACCCCAGGGACTTTGCTGGCCTCCACCACGACATCAAAAACACGAACAACCGTGTCCCAGTTGAGCCAATTGTCTGGAGAAATAGCAGTTTCTATTGTTTCAACAACAGCCGTAGCAACATCGTCCGCAACGAATGTTGGGTCAACGGCAATTGCGATAGCTAGATCCAAATCGTAAGTCCAAACATCAAAAATGCTAAAAGAAAGACCAGCTGTTATGCGCTCATTGACATCATCGTAAATCGTGTCTTTTAGATCCTGGCTTAAACTTTGGCCGTCTGAACCACAAAGGAAAATAACAAAATGGCCTGGTGACGGATTATTTGGCAAGTAAAAAAGTTCTAGCTTGGAAAGATTAATAACATCAGCAGGCCCGCCCGAACCGGTGATGTTCAATGTGTCCGAAAACAGAACATTGTTACCAGAAATCGTTGATGTGTATGTCCCCGATTTGATATTCGGGCTTGCCGACCCAAAATAATCCGGGGCGATAACTCTAAAAATTGTGTCGGCTGATGAATCAGAAACAAACGCTGAACCTGTTGAGACAGTCACATCGTTGTCAATCCGGGAAACATTTGATGTCGTCGCATCAAAAAGAATTCCTTTTGCAAGATCGTAAACACGGCATCTTTTTACATCAAGATATCTAGTCAATATGTAGTTCTCTACTTGTGAACCTGTTGAAAGAACCCTAGACAAAGATTGAAGATATGTTGTCCCTCTGTTTAGGTATTCGTCACTTGTTTCGCTTTGTTGACCTTGAATCAAAGATGTTGTTGATTCACATGTCAAAATTGTTGAGCTTGGTTCCGCTATTAAAAGTTGTGAACCAATTGCGATAATTGGTAATGTGCCAGAAATTGTCGATGTTAACTGAGCCGTCACAGTAAAGGAATCTTCGTCAGCCGTAACCGACTCGTCAACAGTAAAAGGATACTGCTCCACTACACCTGCATCTTCTGATTCAAAAACGACAACTGTCCCGGCAAGAACAGTTCCACCCTCTACTGAAAGTTCAAAAATTGCTGATATGGTTCCAAATGTTGCTTCAAGTTTTTCAAGTCCGTGAAGGCGCAGAATTCCTTCCATTATCCCGTCTGGTAATCGGTTAATTGCGCCAATTGTTTGCGAACCGACGTATGAAAATGATTGCAATAGTGCGTCTTCAAGTGTTCCAGGGCGTGGATTAAACTCAGGCAAAACATTTCGAGCATAGTCAACTGCTTCTGTGTAGATTTCAGAAGCATCTTTGTCGTCAAGCGTCAAATCTATGTAGGAACTAAAATCAATAGAACCCATCAGCCACCACCAATTCTTGCAATAATTTGAACTTTTCCGTTTTTGTCAACATCGTCTATAGAGAGAGAAGAAATTACGATTTCTGGCCAGAACTGATTCATGACCGCTCTGGCCTGTAAAATGTTTTGAGGTTCAAATGTTGGGTCAACAATCCCAAAAGTTGGTTCAAGCGGCAACTCCCCTATGTTCGTTTTTACTGCGAAACTCAAAGCTTGAGCCTGATAGTCAATAGAATTATCGTCAAGTTTGACAAAAGAACCATTGACAATGCTGAGTGGGATGCGAAAAGTTGCCATTGTTATATTTTGCCACTTTAACAGGTGAGGTGAATGTAGGAATCAAGCTGGTGGTGGGTGGGCCACATGGCTATTGTACCTTGTTCTCAAGGCTGTAATTTGAGCTTGTAGGGAGCTGATCTGTGCGTCAACATAGTTTTTTGTTGCTGCGTCAGTTGCTACCACTGGTTCTCCTGTTGAATTTATTACATTTGATGTGATCAAACGACCCAATATCACGACTTCCTCAAGTCGATCTTCAATGAACATACAGACAACCAAGGATCCAACAATCGGATAGAGACCGCTCACCTTGCAGGGGCCAAACACTGCACCGGGGGATAAATTCGGAATTGATATGTACGGACCCTGCGCACTGAGTCGTTTACAAACACCAATGTATAGTCCTCCGGGTTGACTGCCCGAAGAAGAACCCTTGGTTGCATTTGTGACTTTTCCAGTTCGCCTTTGATTCTGCATTATCGCGGCCCCAAGTTAATAGGTGCAGGTGGTGGTGGTGGTACAACAGTTGTTCCGCTGCGTGTTGATTTGATTTTAAATCTTGAAAAACTATTTGTTCCCGGGCGTATCCCGCTTAGCGGAATATTTTCTTGGCTGGATGGCTTGGTTGGGCTCTTGAAAGAAATATTAACTGGTTCATTCGTGCCCTCAGAGAAAGAAACCTGACTACAAAGATATAAACCCGAAAAAAATGTTGGCAAAGGGCCTGTAAGAACAGTGTGACCAGGTCTAAGCAGTGCACCATTTGGTCTTGCAATCTGACACGACCCATCTGCTTCTATTGGGTCATTTTCTGAAGATCGATATGCGTGCCATTTTATCAATGGAAATTCTTCTCTGGCTTTTTGAAAATCAGAATCTTTAAAACTGTCTGAATTTGCAATATAGTCTGGAAGGTATGGAAGGGGTATGTACATTTTGTTTAATTCCCCATACAAGCCAAATTTCCCCATCAAAAATTTTTCTGTTGCATAAACCAGGGTTCCATCTATTTCAAATACTACAGATTCACCGTCACTTGCGGTTCTTGTTAGTGTTGTCCAGACAGAATCATCGGAATTTTTGCCTCTCGCTGTTACGAGACTCTGCGTTTTTACTGGATTTGGTTCACCGAAAAAATTAAGACCATATGTTTTCGCAAGACTTCTAGCAAATTCATACCCATTGCTGCCTGTAATATTTTTAGCTTTTTTGTCACGCTTCATTCGTTGTACCGCCCTGGATCTAAGACTGACGGTCAATACAGGACTACCAGTCTCCCCAGCGTCTACGTCAATGACGGCTACTTCATATTCTCTTCCTCGGTATTTTATGACTCTACGTAAAACAAAATAATTGTTCTCTAAAAAGAAGTAATCTTTATCAATTATTTTGAGCGTCACTTCGGTTGTGGCTGATATGTCATAACTAACATCAATACTGAATATCGAATCTCTAATAGTATCTATTGCTGACAACGAACCATCAGAAGATGCCTGGTCTGGGATCTCTGGGATGGAAATCAGATCACCTAATTTGGGTGGCTGAATCACTTGACCAACTTTAAAAGCTCCTTTTATTTGGTCAGGTAGCAACTGTGTGTCAAATGGTGTTGTTATGTACTGGGTTGTATTTGTTACTTCAACATTGCCCGACTCGCTGCGCAGAAGTTTCTGAACATCTCCGGACCTTATGGACAATAAACGCAAATACTTCGTGGCCGCTTTTACGGAAGCGAATATCCCTAAGTGGCTTTTGGTCGCGACATAAAGATTACGGGCTTTCTGGTCAGTAATTTTGTTTCCGTCGGTGTCAAGTGTTGGTATTGCCACAATGCATCGTCTCTTAGTTGATCCAAAAACAATGTATTCAGTAATCGTTATTGATTTAAGAGTTTCGATAACGCCAGTGCTTGTGGTCTGCGCAGGGACCCTGCTCAATAATGAAATGTTTCCATAAACCAAAACATCAGACTCAGAAATTTTTGCATCAGAAGCAGACGGATAATATGGGAGTGGCAGGTTTATGGCCATTTAATCCCCCACATTGGAGAGCATCGGCCGCGGGGACCCAGTATTTCCTATTGTTTCAAGTGATACTCTCTTACTTACAGACGATAACTGTTCAGCTGTAGTGACCGATTTGTCAACGGTTGTTCTTGCTCCCTTTGCGGGTACACCATAAGCAAACGGCTGAAGATATACAAACCTTGTTTTGATTGGCTTAAACTCGACCAAAGAAAACCTTGCCGTAACGCGAAGAGAAGGACCAGACGCAAGTGTTCTGTCCTGACTAATTCCAAGTTCGGCAATATACCAGGAAGATTTTGAAACCTGTTCAACCATGTTTGTAAACCTCACAGGTATGGCGTCTTCTGCCATTTGTGTCAATCCAAGAACAGAGTCGTCAATGGGTTTAGTGATGCCATCAAACTGAACAGACAGTGGAGCTTCAAATGAAATCTTTTGTAACTTGCCTGATTTAACATCAAGAATCGGGATATTGTATGGTCTTTCCACCTCGGACATCTCTGGCCCATATCCTTCCTGTGTTATGGGGATTGGCCTAAATGGGAAAGTAAAGGATTTTCCATTAGCAGTAATTTGCGACATTGTCACTGGGGTTTGAGCAGATGTACTACCGCTGCCACTGGTCCAAGCAGTAATCAAGACTTTCTTGCCAACATTTACAATTTCTCTACCAGTTGTCGATGTTGCCATGTTTATGCTCTCTCGTAGTAATTTCTCATAGCTTCTTCCTGGGCACGAATCGTCTTGGCTACAAGAGCGTCAACATTCATCCCAGGTGAAGCATGAACATTAACAGTGATGTTTGGTGCGGCTGCTGACGACCCTGATCCCCTAGAACGAGGTGATGACGTATCGCCACTTGGCGGCACAACATGAAGATGGCGATTGGCGTTTGCTCCGTGGAATTCTGCAAACCCACCAGAGGAATTGATCATCTTTGAGTATTGACCAAGGTTCTGCCCGGTTAGGTCATACGCCCTGCCTGTTGCGTGATCGGAGCTTGGTGATCCCAAATTATTAGTTCTAAAAGCACTCGTTATAGTTCTTTTACCAGTCAGTTTTCCATTAAAATATTTGTGAGAACTGAGTGTGCTTCTTAATCTCTTACTGACAGAGGTGTCACCCACCCCACGCGGAGTTGATGTGTCACCAGAGGGCAAGAGCGTAACTGTGGCGGCGCTGTTGGTTTTTGCAACAAGACCTTTCGTCCACCACCCTGGAACTTTTTCGTACCAGTTGGGGCTTGCATTCAAGCCACTTGCTACTGCCTGAGTCATTTCTGTAAGTGTTGTTTGGTCAATTTCTAACAGATTTGAAGTGTCACTCACTAATGCGCTTGATGTGTCGGTCAACGACAGTCCAGAGTATACTTTGCCAGTTGGGTCAATTAACTTCATAATCTGTGCCGCTGCATCTTCTGGTTTCTTACCACCAAGATTCCCATACTTTATGAACTGATTAAGTTGACCTATTTCTGCATCTGTTCCATACCTTAGCTTTTTCTGGATCGCTTGTTCAAGTTTTGTCCCATCTGTGTCAGTGGCAAAACCAAGACCTGCATCTGCAAGTTTTGCGCCAATCTGGGTAGTTGCAGTAATAGCGTTACTTGCGATCATCGGATCAATGAAGTTTTTATTCAATGCTTCGGTGTATTTCGCTTGCATTTCAGGGGACAGCTGGCCAAAACCTGCGCCTAGGGCGCCATTTGGGCCGAAAACATAAGCAGGGTCTCCAGGGACGAGCATTTTCATTAAGGACTGGACCCCCAAAAGTGGAGCCTTTTCGTTAACTTTCATTGTGTATGCCGCTAATTCGCTAACAGTGCTAACGAATTGATCCATTGATGGAGCTCCGGAGTTGAAAGCACGCTGAGAAGCATCAACAGTTTCAGCCAATTTTTGACCAGCCACCCAATTTTCAAGACCCTCAAGGGATTTCAAAACATTGTCGGTAACAGCGTCGTTTATTTCTTCCGCCGTCTTGACCATTCCTTTACCAAGTTTGCCAATAGCGTCAGTGAGCTTGAGTGTTGGGTCGTATAGGTTTACATTCATTGTGTTGGCAAGTTTTCTGAGCTCTTCCTCACTCATTCCTGTTGCCATTTTCAAGCCACGCATATTTTTCGTGTAGCTTTCCGTCATCAGGCCACCAACTCTTATTTGGGACTCTGTTTGCTTTATTAATTCATCAACAAATGTTTTCGACTTGTCGGTTGCGGAAGTTCCACCGGTTAGAGCTCGGTCGCGTTGCCCAGAAGTTATTAATCCATCTTTTACCATTTGATCAATTTGCTTTGATCGCTCAGCCGGATCTTTTGACATTTTTTTAAATTTTGCAAGATTTTTGCCGGCTATTTCTGCAACACTTTCATTATTACCCAAAAGCATGGCCTCGGCCATTGAGAATTTGGTGGAATCTGAAACCTGACCAGCAGCCTGTTTGGCTAGTTTCTTTTTGTTTGAATCTGCTGAGAAGTACCCGCCGATTGCACCAGCAATGCCACCAATTACGGCGCCAGCTGCTGTACCCACTCCAGGGATAAAACTTCCGATCATTGCGCCTGTAGCCGCTCCACCACCCGCTCCAGAAAGAATTCCGCCCGTAAATGTTTCTGCACTCTTGGCTGTTCCGAGTCCTGCTACACCTAATCCAAGTAGCGGAGAAATACCCATGAGCGCAGATCCAGCCTGAAGCGATCCTTGCGCCTCTTCGGAGCCAATATATGGAGCGAGAGCAGATCCTGCTATTCCTGCGACCATTCCCATTCCGGAAAAGTTTCCCTTAAGACCCGCTCTCATTGCTTTACCTTTTGAAAGTTTCCCAGCAGGTCCACCGGCAGCTCGCTGTTTTGCTAGCTGTATACCTTGCTGTCGCATGTTTTCTTTATACGCAGCTTTAAAATTGTCCCCACCTCTTGCTGAAGTTAAGAATCTGTCAAAGCTCCCGCCACCTTTAGCGAGAAGATTTTTACCGCCCTGAATTCCAGCTCTTCCATACTGCCCAAAACTTTGAGCCGCGAGGCTCTTATTGAATCCTCTTGCGCCAAGATAACTGCCGACTGGAGCCATTGCTCCCATCAAACCAGTCATCGCCCTAGTTGAGCCAATTTTCCGTGCGAGAAAATTTCGTCGCGTCTGATTCATATTTCGACGACCAAACTGCGCAGCGGCTCGGTCGGCTCTTAAAGATTCATACACTTCACCACCAGGAAGGAATCTTCCACCTTTAGCACTATTTGATTGACGAACTTTATAGTCCAAATTATTTAAAGATGACTGAGGATAAACCGCTCTGGTTCCATCAGTCATAATCGTGTCTGTCTGTCGTTTGGCTATTGCGCCCTGCCACCAATTTTCGTAGCTGGTTCTATCCGTACTTCTACTACCAGATCCAAATCTCCTACCACTACCACCTCTACCTTGCACCATGTATGGGTTTGGTCCAGATGACTCCAAACCTCCGTATGGTCGTGTGTAGCCACTTGAATAAGGCATGGCTCCACGTTGACCGCCACGACCGCCACGACCGCCACCCCTTGGGCCACGACCGCCGCCAACAGCACCATTGACGACAACATTTCCAGCATTGATAACAGTTGACCCCATTGCGCTTATTACCGCGTTAGACATTGAATTAGATTTTCCACCTGTGTAAGCAGCGGAATTCGCGGCGGAATTACGGCCTTTGCCCAAACCCATTGCTCCAGAAAGAATGTTCAGAGGATTTAAAGCAGATCCACCCCCACCACCCATGGCCCCGGGAATACCAGGTATGCCAACCCCAGGGATGCCACCCATTCCCCCGCCTCGACGACCACGCCTACCCTTCATACCGAGAGCAAGCGTTCCGAAAATAGCCATAAACGAACCCAACGGTCCAGCTCTTCCGATCAATTTAAACAAGTTTGCAACCTGCTCAACAATGGATGCAATAGCACTCACTACTCGATTTATAACGGGAAGAGCTTCAGTGAAAGCTTCCTTGAATCCAGCACCAAGAGAAAAAAATGAAGCAACAAGACGCTTGAGTGATTGACCAAATTCTAAAAACTTATCTTTGTTTTCTTTTGCAAGCTGACCAAGCCTTTGAATGTTTCTTCCAAAACCTTTAAAAATCTCCACAATTGCTGGCCCAAATGTTTTATTTATAATCCTAGAGCCTTCTTGAAGTGGTCTTAGTACATCAACAAACTTCCTAAAACCTCTTTCAACACTGTTGAAGAATTTTCCTATTTTTGAAAAGTATCCTTCTGTTGCGGGAAGAAATTTTCTTAAAAGCATTACGGAAAAATCTGAAAGTTTTTGTGTCACATTAAGGATGGTGGTTAAAAACCCACCTTGACCAAATTTGATCAAGTCACCAGACACACGACGGATCGAGGTTCTTAGTATTTGAAATATTCCAAACAAAGTTTTTTTGAAAGGATCAAGAAGATCCTGACCGATACCGGCTATTTCTCCGTAAAGTCTTGTCATGAAACCTTTGAACTGAGCAAAAAGCGTTTGCGAAACAATCCCAGCAGCACCCTCGACCCCTCCAGCTTTTGAAAGTTCTCCTGAATCAAGCATTTTGTAGAAATCTGCCACGGTGTTTATTTTTCCTTGGCCTTTCATTTTTTTGAAAGCTTTATCAAACTCAGGGCTAATTTGTTTTGCTGCGTTAAGTGCTTCGGTAGTGAATTTTGCTTCCTTTTGCAATAAACCTATAAACGTTCCGGCAGCAGCAAGACCTTTTGCAGAGTCTCCAGATGCAACCGCAAAATCGTAAAGCTGCTTAAGTGACGCTTGCGATCTTCCAGTGAACGCACTATTTTTCGCAACCGCACTAAAGGCTTGATTGAGTCCTTGGATGCCGACAGTTGCCAGCGTCGAATCTTTATACAAAGAGTTAAGGGCTGCCGTAGCATCAGCCATACCGGCACCTATGCCGTCGGATCCTTTGAACCTGAAAGCGTATTGAGCTGCTGTGAACTCTCTAAAGGCTGCCGCCGCTCCAAGTGCAGCAACACCAACCGCAGCAACAGCCCCAGCTAAGCCCTGCATTGCAAAATTGTACGCCTTTATAGCAAATCTTCCTACTGCAAAAAGGAGGTTGATGGATGCCAACGAGGCTGCCGTAATCGCAAATTCAAGACCCATAGCAATGATTGTGAAGAGGAGTGGTCGTGCCATCTTCTGCATCAACTTTGCAGATGCAGACATTTGGTTCAATTTATCGCTAAATTTTTGGCTTGATCTCGCAGCACCAAGCAACCCTTTGTCAGTATCTGTTGTTTGGCCTTGAAGTATCTGCATTGAGCGAGATGCTTTATTAGAACTCCTATCAAGATCAGCTAAGGCAGCCTTGACAGCGGCGATCGCCGCTACATCCTTGACATCAATGTCAATTACTATGGATACGCGTTCGTCAGCCACCAACAACCTCTATGCCTGTAAGTTTTTTGGGTTAGTAACCCCGGGACTCGACTTCTGCTTTTCGTCGATCTTCCTCAATAACTTTACCACAGGCTATTAAAATTAACCAATCTTCAAACTTGACGTTGAGCAAATTCAAAGGGCTCGTCCCAAACGCTTCAGCCAATCGAGCTGCGGTTACGACCCGATTGTCTTCAACGAGATCATCTAAGACGGATTCGTAGGGTTTTCAGTACTCTCCACCGTGTCACCATATCCAGCTGCGTCAATAATACTGAGAGCAGCTGATTCGACGTGTGGGTCGAGACCAAAGAATGCCAAAACACAGTCAGGCACAGCCCGCTTGGTTCCTGTCATTTCAAGAATTGACGGAGATGCAAAACCTAGGGCCTTGCCATCTTCGTAGACTTCTTCCCCATTCAGGTAAACACCTACGGTGCAATTACCAATAACAGTGCAAGCAAACTTTGTTGCATCAATTCCGTTTTTGGTATCTGATCCGCAATTCTTTTGCCAAGCTTTGATTTGTTGCTGTGTGATGTTTGGGCTGACCAAAAGCTGTACGCCTGGTCTCTCAGGGACGCTAATGAAAATGTCATTGCGTCTAACCTTTTTGCCGATAACACCACGAAGCTGACTAAGGATGTTGTCTGAATCTGCGCCATCGCTGGCATTGTCATTTTGAATTTCGTACAAGTTGTTGTCTGTCATAATCCAAAGACTAGCAACTCATTTGACCCCGTGGGGGACACCTAGCTTTATTGTTTAGCTAAGTCCTGATTACTGTGCAGGCTCACCACTGACAGCAAATGTCAGGGCAAATGTTGCTGGTGCACCCGAAGAAGAGTCACCATCTGGCTCTGTTAAACCAACAAGAAGAGCCTTGGAGTAAATTCTTTCGGATTGGTTGTTCTTCAGATCGCAATCAGTGTCATAAACCTTGACTTCGTAGTAAGCACGGCCAACAACGAGTCTAAGGTTTTTGAGGATTGTCCGTTCGTCCGAGGAGTAATGTCTTGTGAGGGTGACATCGCCAACCTCTGAAGGGGCACAAAGAACTTCTGGGAACTTCTCTCCACCAACATAGATTTTTTCTACGGCTGCTGTGATTTCACCACCGGAAATTTGTGCAAAAAACCCAGTCAGTACGGGGCCGCTAACAGCCTCACCACCAACTGGTGTGATCTCTGCGAAAATCTGACGCTGAGCAAGTTTTTTTGACATATATGGCCTCCGTTATAAAATTAGACGAGCGACGCCGTCAGGTTGGATTTAACGATTTCAACTTCAATCGTCTCGCCAATTGACGATACTCTTGCGCCGACTTTTGCCTTGATCGTTCCGCTAGCGAGTTGGCTAACTGGGTTGATCGAGTCGTTGACCTGAACTGAATATCCTGGGTCAACGATCTTTCCACTTGCATCAATAGCTTCATATAGACCGCCAGCTTGACGGATTCTATCCATGATGGCAGTCAATGACGAACCAATTCTTGCGAACAGGGCACGACGTCCATCAATTGGTTGAAACACGAGAGCTTCAAGCGATTGTTTTGCTTCGTAGACGATGTAGTTAAGAACTTCACGTCCATTGATGAATCGGTAGTTTGCTGTATCTGAAGAAATGGAGCGAGCCCCATAAATTCTGACCGTTCCGCTAACTAGTTTAATTGGGTTTACGGCATCAGCAACAAGCTGTGACTCTTCCGTTGAAGAAAGAACAACAAATGGACTTGTCACAAAAGATGCTTCCGTCGCTGCGCCAGCGTATGCTGCCCACGGACCAACGGCATTTTGAATCTTCGCTCTCTTGCCGGCGACATATCCCTCATTCGGAATAATTGATGTCAACGAACCATTTGGAACTTTTACCCATGGATAGTAGAACGCTGCGTATTCGGCGCCAACGGCGTCGGCATAAGCGGAACCCGCACTAGCGGCACCAGAAGGTGTTTCGTCTCTGTCAAATCCAAGGATCGCAATACGCCCATAATTTTTTGCGTGTGCAATCAACGAGTCGTAATTGTCTGATGTGTAAAAACCTGGTGCAGAAATTGCGCCTGGTCCGTAAGAATCAATGAAGAACTCTAAAGATTCTGCAAGGTCACCATCGTCTAGCGCTCCACCATTTGCTCCAGCAGAAAAAGCGACGGTCTGAATCTTTGGGATTCCCTCTTCTTCGCCAATTGCTGCAGTCACATAAAGACCGGCTGTTGCGCTGTTGTTGATTTCATCAACTGCATTTGCTACGGATGTGTGTGTTGTTGTCGTGTATACAGTTTCACCGCTAAGTGAAATTGCAATCTTAAACGAAACACCTGCTGTTGGTTGCGTCACCGTTGCGCTTAGTGCGGTATTGGCCCATGTGCCTTCGCCTGATGCTGTGAGAACTAAACATTCATCATTGGTTGCATTGTCAAGAATTGCTTCTGCTGACGCCGCGTCGTCTGGGATCACGCGAGAGACATACGCACGAGCGCCGCCTTCTTCAAAAAAGGCTTCAAGAGTTTGGTGAACCCAACCACTCGATGTGTAGCCACCATAGACAGTCTCGTATTCGGCGATGCTGTGTACAGCAATTGCCTTACCTTCTGGTCCTCTTTCGGTTACACCCGCAACAAAAAACGTTGCTGTTGGGGTAACTTGAGTATTTGTAGGGCCCGTTCGGACCGCAGTTGTGACGACTACACCTGGCATTTTTTCCTCCGCTAGAGATGGAGACTCAGCTATGAATATGAGCTACAGCGATTATAGTGAACTACTGTCTGACTTTGGCGTAAGTTCCTCTTCTTCTGACCGAATATCTTCAACGGTCTCAGATTGAGCAACTATTTCGTCAACAACCTGCAAAGACTCCTCGCTAAACGAAGCCTCAGCGGATTGAACTTCTTCGGTTTCTGGCATTTCTGGTGCCGTCACCTCTGTTGTTTCTTCTTCAGCCACCTCGACTATTTCTGATTTTTTCTTCTTTGCTTTCTTGGTTGAGGCGGCAGGAGAAACAGAAACATTCGTTGAAGCTTGTTTTTTAACAATTCTTTTAGTTCTTAAATTGTGTTGGACAATCGGGTCTGAGTCGTCAACCACTGCGTATCCCGATGGTGGAACCAAAAACCCTGGTGTTCCAACACGGAATGGGCGACCTGAAATATTTTGAACAAGACTTTGACCGTCGCCAACAATTGCTTGCTGCGGATCAGTTATGGATTGAAAATGATACATAGTCAGATTATACCTGTAAATCTTCGCCAAATCCGTTATTACGAACCGTGAGGTCAATTTCCTGGAGAGTTCCAATGTTTTCTCTTGTAATTGCTTCTTCCATTACCACGTCGTAACCGATAAATGCGCCGGCCATAACTCTGTCACCCTTAAGCAAGGTCAAGTCTGAATACTCTTCAGTGAGTGTTGACTCTTCGATTCTTGCATCCCTAGACGAATCATGCCTATTGAAACATGGGTAATCCATCAGGGCTGATCTGACCACCGCTGTCAAGCGATCTCTCATTAGTGTCGCCTCTTCGGAGCCACCACCCCTAACCCAGACATATGTCCTGAGTGCGTATGTGACATTGTAAACGGGATCAAAACTTGACTCGTGGATGTACCTGTTAAAAGATTTTGCGGAGATAGCGACAGTGATTATCGTGGGCCACGAATCAAGCGCAAGCGGCTCATAACTAAAATACTCAACTGGTTCGGGCAGGGATATGTCGTCAAGGTTCCAACCGTTCCTATATCTGACAATTCTTGTCGGTATG